ACCCGTGAACAACCCACCGCCAAGCGGCCTGTGTTTCACGGTGACACGATCACCAATCTGGCGGGCAAGAGCCTGCGGCCATAGATCTGCTGCTGGGTCCGTGCCAGTGTCGATACCGTCAGGGTCCAACACGATTTGTTCAACGCGTTGTTCTTGGTCAGCGAACTGTCGGATAATCCACCGCGCGTATTCGAGTGCTTCGCTGTCGGTAGTGACAATCAAGTCGGTACGCGTATATGTACGGGCCAAATACTGGGCTTGTGACGTGTCCGACCCGGCGGCTTGCGACGTACCACCAACTCGCGCGATGTTCGCAGCGTTGCGGATCAGCTCATCGTTTACAGGTTTGCTGATCGCCGCATATTCCAGCTCGCCAGGAGCGTCACCGAAGGTGGCTTGCGAGTTGATCGAAGCCGAACGCTCATTGCGCGCATGACGCTCACGAAACAACACTGCACCGTCAGTGTCGATCAGCAGATCGCCACGTTCACTGTCCGCGACGAGTTTCAGTTCTGCGAGGGTGTTTGCCGACAGGACGGTGCCTTGCATTGTGCTGTCACCAGTGTCGATACGCCGATCAACTGTTGGCCAACCGGCGTTGTCCAAGATGCGGTTGATGCGTGCGCCTGATAGTTCGCCTGCACCGACTGGGCTTGCGAGCGCTGGCGGGTCATACCCTGCCAGCACCTTGAAACCATCGGACGCGGTGACCGTGCAGGTGCCTTCGCCTGGCTCCGAATAGTCCGGTGCCCATTCGTCAACGAACCCTGCAAACATCGGATAACGCGTGCCCGCGTATGTAGCGCTAATCCTGACCGGCACGCGCGCCCGCAAGTTCGAGACACCGTTAGCGGCGTACGGCCCCGACGTGTTGTACGGATCCCAGCGGCGATCATGATTCTTGAGTGTGATGGTCGCAGTACCAGTAGCGAATGCTTCGGTGAGCCGTCGGCGTCCACGACGCGTCTGGATTTGCCGCACATAGTTCGAGGCGTCAACCCAAAATCCCGCGCCGAGCGCATCACCAGCCAACATGGCAATGTCAAGCTTCCCGCGCGCTGCGTCATCCAAGGTGAACCAGATCGGTGATGCCGTACCAGGCGACGAGGTTGGTGCGATCCAGTTCGTGTCAAGCTTGCCTTTATCAGTCGAGTCGAGTTGAAAATATGACGCGGCTCCTGGCCCCGCGCCGCCCAACGCGAACTCGACCAGCAACGTTGGCCTGGTCATGCGAGTGCAAGCGTCCCGTTACGCCGCTTCAAGTCGAGGAGAGCGGCATAAACAGTTTCGGCAAGGTCACGTTCCTGGATCACACTGCCTTGTACGTTGACCGTGACAGTCATGCCGTTGCCGCCGAGCTGGCTCAAAAAGCCGGGCGTGAGGGGGATCACGGCTTCGGGTGATCCGCCCTCACCAATCGTTGCGAGAGTGCCACCAGCTGTCGGCATCACAATCCCACCGGCAGCGAGCTTCGGGATTTTGGGCATGTCCGGGAAATCAATCTTGATGTCCTGGCCGCCCCAGTCAGTGCCTGGCACGTCGGGAGTCGAGAACTCGATTTTGATCGCGTTCCACGCGCCAATCAGAGTGTTCAAGAATCCGATGACAGTGTTGATCGCATTCTTCAACGTGTCGATAATCCCGTTCCACGTCGAAGAGAAGAACGACCCGACACCGTTCCAACATGCGTTCCAAGCACTCGTGATGCCATCAGTGATCGACCGCACAATCCCAAGAATCCAGTTCAATCCACCGGACGCAGCGCCAACGAGCGAACCCCAAACGCCAGAGAAAAAACCAACGATCCCATTCCACACATTCGAGAACACGCCACTGACCCAGCCCCAGGCGGCTGACACTCCCACTGTGATTGCTTCCCAGCCGATGCGTGCGACGAGTTTGATCCACTCCCACGCTGCGGAGAACGATCCGACGATGGCCTGCCAAGCGCCAGAGAAAATCTGCTTGATTCCCTCCCACGCCTGCAACCAATCACCCGTGAACACACCAACAATGAAATCTTTGATGCCAACCAAGATTTGCCACACGCCTTTGACCGCTGTGACCATGCCATCGAATACAGGTTTGAGTGCTTCGACCGCTGCCGAGATCGCCAACTGGATTGCTTGCCACGCCGTGTCGATGAACTGCCGGAAGCCGTCACAATTTTGATACAGCTCGTAGAGCGCGACGCCAAACGCGGCCAGCGCCAACACAATCAGCACCAAAGGATTCGCAGCCAAGAACCCAAGCACCGTGCTCAACGTGCCGATCAGCCCGATCAGCGGGCCGAGCGCCGCTGCCACCAGAGCAATCCCGACAACCCACGTTTTCGTCGGCCCATCCAGCCCGCCGATCCACTTCGCGATCTTGCCAAGCCATTCGCCGGCCTGCGCCAAAAACGGCAACAACACCTGCCCAATACTTTCCGATGCTTCTTGCATCGACACTTTCAGGCGTTCCATGCCCCCAGCACCAGTCGCAGCATGCTTCTCAGTCGCACCACCGAAGGTTTTCTGTGCGTTCTGCATGATCCCATCGAAAGACAGAGCGTTGCCCGCAGCATCTTTCGTCGCGATGCCAAGCTTCGCGAGTGCACCTGTGCTGCCACCATGCGCCTTCGCCATCGCCTTCGTGACCGCTTCAAGATCGACACCTTTAGCGGTCGCGATATCCATCGCCGTTGCCATCTCTTTTTGTGCGACACCGCTGTCCCTCGTCGCCACAAGCAAGTTCTGGAATGCTGGGCGGAGCTTGTCGTCGGCGACACCACTTTGCAGAGATGTCTTGGTGATCCAATCCTCGACAGCGGCAACTTGGTCTTTCGTCGCGCCAGTCACGTTGTGCATCGTGTTGGCGAGTTTGCTGGCTGAAGCTTCGTCTTCGATCGCCGCCTTGGTGCTCAGGCCAAGCGCTCCAATGATCGGCAACGACACGTGTGTCGTGAGAGATTTTCCGACCGATTGCATCTTCTTGCCGACTGCCTCGAACTTGTCCGACATGCTCGTGAGCCCGGTAGAGGTGTCACCGAACGCTTTCGATGCGGACTTCGCGTCCCCGAGAATTTCGATCCGTAACGTGCGTGAACCCATTGCCAGATCACCTCCGAGCGCGTTCGGCTTTCTTCATCTCATCCTCGTACCGGGCAACCGCCGCCTCATAAATGGAGAGTTCGCGGTATGTGAGACGTTCCACGTCCCAAGGTTTGATCCCGAACAGGTGTGACCAGGTAGGCCAACGGCCACCTATGCGGTGGCGGACAGTTCCGGGTCAGCCAACTCCAACGAATCATCGACGAGCTCGTCGCCTGGCGTGTCGTCGGAACCGTCGTCAATCTGCGAGTCATAACTGATGGCGGTAGCAACGTCAGCGAACAGCAGCTTGCGTTCACCAGCCTGACGGCGCGCCAACCACACAATCGCAGCAAGCCCATCAATGTCGGGATCATCCTGCGCGTTCTTCATGATCTTCCGCAGACTCATCCCGACCTGTTCGCGACATGCGAGTGCATCCAGAGGGCCGAGCTGTGAGGGGCGGAGCGTGTGGCGTACCCCATCGACATACACGTTGACGACAGTTTCTTTCATTGGCTTCTTCTTTCGGTTTACGGGTCCGGGAACGCACGCGACGCAAGTCGCATGATTTCGTCACCGAACATTTCGACAATGCGGTCCTTGTCTTGCCTGATCGCCGGATACATGAAGTACCCGGCATCAAATTTGTTGCCTCTCCAGGACTTGAACTGGTTCCAACCCAGCCGCGTTCCGCCAGTGTTCGGAAGGTTGCGCGTCTCGTTGTGTCGTGAACCGAACTCGGCCGCAGCGGCCCACGGAGTTTTCGCATTCCCAAGGATGAGAGCCGCTCTAGATGCGACTCGTGCCGACTTCAACGTTTCGGCAGCTTTCTCGATTGCCCGACCCTGACCCGACGCAATCCCAACCGCCGTCTGCCTCACCACCTCAGCCACACGAAAGTTGATGTCCTTCAGGTCGTTTGTGAGGGCGGGATATTCAAGCGCCTTGAGTTCGCGACGAAACTCGCGCAGCCCAGTGGCTTTGATGCCAACGTTGGTCACGGCGTCGAATCGGTCGTCCGATATGTGATCTGGCATGCAGTCGTCGCGGTGCCGTCATCCGTGGCGATGCCCGAGAGGCTCAGCAGCAACGGGTCGGTGCCTTTCACTTCCGGTAGACCGTCATCGACGCGTGCCGCAGGCAACGTCAACGTGAGTTGGGGGAGTGTCGCACCGCCGTGGATTTCAGGCCCAGTGAACGTCGCCACGATCGGCGTGATCATTCCAGTACGCGACGCTGAAAGCACCCGGTTCACTTGCGTCATGTCCGAGAACTCACATTCGGCCGACCACTCGATCTTCCGCAGGCCACCTTCGACCGGTTCATGCTTCGTCGTCGAGTTACAGATCATGAAATTGTCGGTCGCGAGCCCGTTGTCGCACTTCACCTCAAACTTGGTGACACACACGGTGCTGCCACCGATGCTGATGCCAGCAGATGACCAAGGGAACTGCACGAAGCCCGCCGGGTAGGTCGCGGTCGCGAGTGCGGTGGCGGTCGTGTGCGTCGCAAAATCCAAGTCGAGGCTGCACATCAGCAAACCTTCTTTGTCCATGCCAAGCGTCCAACTAGTGACCTTGCCACCAGACGCCGTGAAGGCCTGCATGGTGCCTGACGGGTTGAATGGTCGGCCAACCTGTGCCGTCAAACCCTTACCAGACAACGACCCGATCGTTGCGGTGTGCGTGTAATTCGCGTCGGTCGGCCCCGCAGTCACGACGCTTCCGCCAAACATATGTTCCAACCAAAAACCGAAACCTTTCGTCGGCACCTCGAACTCAACCGAGCCCGCCGCACCTTTCGCTACCGGTTGCGAACGATCATTGCGGAACGCACGCGCACCCGCACGAATACCCTTCGACTCGACACGACCAACGACAGGCTTCACACCTTCGCTTGTGAACTCGAAGAATCGTGACACCGTTACAGGTGTCGCCCATGTGGTTTCTTTCGCAACGCCGAATTGTGAGAGTAGAGCGGTCATGAGAGGTCACCTTTCTTGGTGGTACGCGGTTTTTCTGCGAGCTCAAAATCGCCGCGCGCAACGAGTTCGTGTGCGAGCGAGTCTGGCGATACGTCGCGCGTTTCGCCGCGGGCGATTACGAGCCCGTCGATTTCGAGCGTGTCGAACGGGCCGAGATATTTGACAGCCAACATGTGGCCTCCAATCAATAGTTAGCGTGGCCTTCAAGGCGGCAGTGAATCTGTGCGGCGACACCGTCGTCGCCAACGAACACGGCGTAATTTGTGCGGTGAAACGATGACCACAACAGTTGACCATTCATCTGAACCGTCGACGCCTGACGTTTCAGCTCGTCGCTGATCGCATCAACGATCTCGAACGCGCGGTCCCGCGCCTCGGCTGTCACATCACCAGGTCGAGCAACCGTGACGAACACTTGTGCCGTCCAAAGTTCGACCAGTCGTCTTCGATGTCGACCACAGGGCCGACGAGTACGGATTCTCGGGGCATTTCTGGGCCCGGCGCGCCCTGGACGATCTCGACACCGCTCAACGCTGCGAGCCCAGCAATCTGCGCACAAAACCAGTCGAGCGCTTTCGGCAGAGAGGAACCCATTATGCAATCCCCGGCAAGTCCCATGAATGGCGCGCGATCGCAGCATCAACTTCCGGCATCCCGAACTTCCGTTTCCCCGGCATCGACAGCAGGAACGTCGTTCCACCTTCGCTCGTTTGAATACGTTCGGCACGAGAAGGGATAGCGGACCGGCCAGCGCTCGCTTTCGATCGCAGCACCGTGATCGCCGCATCAACAATCTCGCCGGGTGGACGGTCGTGTCCGTGTTCGACGCCGCATCGCACACGACTCGAAGTGGGCACCACGCGAGAGAATGCGACAAGGCCCGTCTCACTCGATTGACTTACTGTCAGCGCGGCCTCTGTGCCATCACCGCGAAGTTCTGTTGCCCACCGCACCGCCCGCAACAACGGTGTCGGCAACATCGCTTGCGCTGCGCCAGTCCCGCTCGCTTCAACGATCGAGAACCGTGGAACGAACGCGACACCAGCAGCATCTTCAATCGCAGCTTCGACAGTCGCACGCACCGACAACAGTTGCGACGCGGGGTATTTCTCTGTGTTCTCTAACGATTGGTCGGCGGCGCGAGCCTGAGCAATCGTGAAGTACACGCCCCCAACAACGTCCACTGCCGTGGCCCGCACGTCGGCACCAACAGTCCAGGTCGCGACAAGCCGGTCAAGTTCCGATCGCGCGAACACGTTGAACGTGTACACGCCAGTCCCGACACCTGTCGTCGAGTCTCCCGAATCGACGGTCGCACCTTGGGAGGTTTGGACGATCACTGTCGGGTTCGAGGCTGCTGCGGCAGGTTCACCGTTCTGGTCAACCCATTGGCATGTGATTGTGCTGGTCGTTCCGACCAGCACACGCTCTGATGCCGGAGTGGAACGCATCAGCTATTCGGCTTTGCGTCCGCGGCGAGGCGCGACAGTCTCAGCCGTAGGAGCCTCAGCGGTTTCGACCTTTGCTCCGCGTGCGCGTGCGAGTTCTTTCTTGATTGCTGCAATGCGCTCGGCGGGTTTGCCGCCGCGCGTTGCATGATCCAATTCGATTTCAAGCGCTGCCACATACGCGTCATTCATTGGAGACCTCCAAGGTCACGTAGTGGACGGTGCCCCCATGACAGGAGCACCGCCCGAACAATCAACCCGATTAGAACGTTGGGGTGATGAGGCCGGTACCACCAACGGTGGAGATACCTGCCGGGTAACGCCCAGCGGTGAATGCCGCATACCCGTACACGACGAGTTTCACGGTCAGCGAACCACCAGTCGTCTGCTCAAAACGCAGCTGGTAAGCACCGTTCGGTTCCTCCCACAGCAGAGCGTCAGCGAGGTTCCCAACTATCACAATGTCTTCGTTAGTACCTGCACCGAGGTTGGCGGGCACGTTCGCGTCGGTGATGACCGGCAGGCCGAGGAGCTGGCCAACAACCTGGCCGTATTCTGCTGCCTTGCCGACACCAACAGCATTCGTCGGCACACCAGCAGCTGGCAGCACGAGTGGGCGGTTCGAGGAATCGAGTGCGGCAAGCATCCACCCCCACCGGCGAGGGTGCATCACGATGCCCGTGGCCGGGACGAAGCGGTTCGCGTTCACGCGCTGCACCGCGTCAGCGAGCTTCGAGTAGAACTCGCCAACAGTCGGCGTCGCGTCCGTGTATGTCACCGCGTTGACGCCTGCAGTCTGCAGAATGCCGAGCGCCTGACCAGACGAACCGGAACCGTTCAACACCTGCGCATCGAGCTTCGTCGCATAGTCGCCGAGGAGGTCGCCCATCACGATCTGCTCAACATTTGTGGAACGCTCCAACGCCTGGCGTGACACGTCTTGCTGACCGGCAACCGTGATCACCGGCACATCAAGTTTCGTGTCGTCAAGGTCAGTGTTTTGCACCGCCGAGTTCTCCGTCGCCTGAACAGCGGTAGCGCTGCCTGTCGTGATGCGGCTGACTGAAATGGTCATGCCATCAGCAGGCAGCGACGCGCTGCGAACAGCGTTCGCAGTCGGTCGACCTGCGCGCGCCAGCGGAGCGAACTCGTCGACCAGAAACTGAGGGATCGTCAGGCCAGCGAACGCTCCCGTGCCGACCGCACGAGATTCGATTTGCTCTTCGTGGGAGTGGCGTGAGATTCGTTCGCGTGCGGCGAAGTCGCCACGCATTTCTGCGGCGAACGCATCGCTCAAAAACGAGTGGCTACCGTCAGGATGATAGGTGCGTGCCTCGTTCACAACCTTTGCCGGGCTGTGAGCGCCGAGCTCCTGCGCACGAGCAGCAATCGCCGCACGCCGCTCAGCCTCAGCTTCAACATCAGCGAGGCGTGCTTCAAGCGGAGAAAGTTCATCATCCAAAGCTTTCAGGGCATCACGCAACTCGGTGAACTGGGTTGCTTCCGCAGCATTCAGGTCACGCGATTCGGCTTCAGGTGCAGCGAGAACAGCATCCATCTCGGTTTGTTTCTTGGTGCGCTCATCAATCTTTTCAATGATTGTTGCGCGCAGAGTGTCGAGTAGCGACATGAGAGAACCTCCAAGGTTCGGGTAGTTGGTTTGTGTCGTTCGGTGGTGGTGGCGGTACACGCGGCGCGCCGAGCGGGTGCGTGTGGCGGCCTCACCGGCCAAACGGTGAACTAGTGAGCGACAAGGGCGAGGCGGTCGCGCTCAGCAAGAGCCAGAGACAGCGGAAACCCGCGAACTTCAGCAACTCGCGCGGCATCACGTTTCTGTTGGATGTGTGTCGCAGGGTTCGCGGGGAATGTGACCGGGGCTACATCGAACAGTTTCGCTTCAAGAATTCGACGGGCGGTGTACTCGTCGTTCCATTCCTGACGCACAACTTGGAACGCGAAGGACATCTGATCGAGGTCTCCGCGTTCAAGTGCTGATGCGAGTTCCGCCACCGAAGGGTTCGTGCGATCGAGGCGCGCTTCGACACGCAACCCAAGATCATCCTGAACGAGTGAAAGCGTGCCGGACTTCGTGCGGGCCGCTGGCACGCCCTCATGATTCACGAGGAAGCGAACATCGTCACGCTCCCGCAGTGTCTTCGTGAATGCTCCGGGGGCGATCACCTCAGACCAGCCATACGGTGCGCCGCCCGCTACGTCGTACGCCGTGTCGAACGTGGTCGCGTACCCTTCGACGATCAGTTCGTCGGGGGTGTCGCTTGCGCGCGTTTCGATTTTGGCGGCACGCATCTCGCGAGCGCCTTTGGCGACAGGTGCTTCCATTATTGGCCTCCTAGCGGGGGAAGTTCTTCGAGGGAGCGCACTTCGTCGACGGTCATGAATCCGGCGTCGATTGCGAGCTTGTACGACGCGTAACGGCTTGCCGTGTCGGCACGCAACATGCCCCCAGTAGCGAACCGCACATACTGAGGACGCGGCAACAGTGATGAGTACGCGCGTTGCAAACGCTCAAGCCACGGGTTCAGTGCGAACGTCAACAGTGATCGCATCCGATCGTTCAAATTTGCATATGTCACCGACTGCCCGCTGCTACTCGCAGCGATCAGCTCAGGAGGAACACCGAACCAGCGAGCAACGGTGACAGCCGACGCGTCAATTGTCTCCAAGAATTGTGATTCGTTGGGTGAGATTTGCAGCGGAGAATACTTCAGGTCTTGGCCGAGGACGACCACGTCACGCGATCCAGTTGCGGTCTTGAACCGGTCTTTGACTGCGCGTGCTTGCACGGCGTCAACGTCTTTTGTCGTTGACAGGATCGCTGTCGGGTGTGCTCCGCCAGCAAAAAAGTCGGAACCGAACTTTTCGGTGGCGAGGCCAAGACGAATGTTGCGTGCAGCGAACTCGATCACACTCAAGCCGTACGGCAAGCCAGGCCACGGGCGCCCAATCACATGAAAAATGTCGGACTGGTCAACGTCGTGACTGCCGACGCGGTACGTCCTTTTCCCGTCTGCGTCGCGTGCTACGCGCACAACGTCAGGCGACACGTTCTCAATGGCAGTAGGCCAACCAGCTTGATCGCGAGCCGTCACGAGGCCATACGCATTGCCACGCAGCAGCAGCGACGTGACGTGTTGTGACACCCAATCGAGTGATGAGACTTCGATAGATGGCGACCCGAAAAGTGAAGGCAAAGGTGATACCTCGACGGCGCTGCCCTCAACCTGGCGAAACACTTTCAGCGGCAGCGTCGATAGCAAGTCTGCAATCAGCCACACGCACGACCAAACCGCAGAATGCGTGAGCGCTTCACGTTCGCCGATCGGGCCAAGACCGGTCGCAGTGCGAACACCACGCGAGTCGAGCAGTTGCGTCAACGTCTCTGTCGCACGCTTCTCGAAGAGTCGGCTAAGCATCAGCGCTCCGCCGCCAAGCCGAACAGCACACAACCGACACCGCCAGCGGCGCACGCCGCAGCGAACCCAAGGGCGATACCGATTGCTGCGACGATCAACGCGGCACCAAGAATCTCAAGCGCAGTACCGACCATCACAACCACCTCGTCACTCAATGAATAGCGAGCTCGACAGCGAACTCGTGGCCGTGCTGTTCCCCCACGCGAGCGAAAGCGATCGTCACCGCAACCAACGGAGCAACATCAACCTGCGACGAAAGGCGCGACCACGCCCACGCCTCACCCAACTTGCGAGTCGAAGCACCAGCCACTGCCGCATCCAACGGCACCTGACCTATATGTGCGATACGACCGTTCAAGACAGCATCTTGGAACCCTGCACAAGCCTGCGCGAGGTCCAAGCCGCTCACTTCCACGATCTGCACGCCAACCCTCAACAGCTCGGAAATCAGCCCGCCAGCAGGTGACCGAGGGTCCAACGCAATCGGAACATCCCAACGCGATGAGAGTTCCAGCGCACGTTCAACCACCCACCGTGTCCCCTCACGACGATCAACAACCTCAACATGCACCAGACCGTCAGGCCGGACACCAGCAGCAGCGAACGAAGCCCACGACCGTTCCGGATTCACATCCAACGCCAACGACACTGCACCGTCAATCGATGACTCGAAATCGCGGCACGCATCCCACTCCGCCACCGGAATCACGCTCGCGAACATGTCCGGAGCGTTCGCAACACCGAGCCGTTCACGACCGAACTCGTCTGACGGCATCGACCGCTGCTCCGCCTCAATGAACTCCTCCGCTATCCGGATACCGAGCGCAGGATTCGCCCTCGCCCAAGCCTCGCGATCAAGCGGATCAACATCAGGTTCGTTGCCCCACTCGAAGAATGCGAGGCGTCCAGGGTCGGCACTTCGTGCACGGTCACGAACCGCATGTAACACGTCACTGTCGGCATGTGGAGCGGACGACGTGTACCAAACCTGAGGGTTCGGCCGAGCCGACAGGGCAGGCAACATCGCACCAACCGCAGCACCCGACAAGTCAAACGCCTCGTCGAGCACCAGCAGGTCACCAGAATGACCACGAGCAGCACCACGCGACCGTGCAAGAAACTTCAGGCGCGCACCACTGCGCATCTCGATAGCTTCCTTGCCATTCGCAATATGAATCTGCCCGACGAGATCGTTCACTTCGTCGCACGCGGTAACGAGTTGTTGCATCCGCTTGAAATGTTCTGAGGCGGTGTCGAACTTGTGGGCGCTGTGGACCATCACCGACGGCCACAACACCAGACCGGCAAGCTCAAGCGCTTCAACAATCGCGTTCTTCCCGTTCTGCCTTGGGCAGATCAGACCAACCTCGAACGCCGACCAAAACCCATCAGTACGCACACCAAGCGCCTCAGTCAACACATGCTGTTGCCACTCATCCAGCAGCAGCCCGCACATTGCTGCG